AAAGTTACCGATACGCCTAGCGGAAACATTGTCAAAAACCTTATCAAAGAGGGAGCCCAACTTGGTGTCTCATCTCGTGGTATGGGTTCGCTTAAAGCGAACAAAAAAGGAATTCAGGAAGTACAAGGAGATTTTTACCTTGCTACTGCCGCGGATATTGTCGCAGACCCGTCTGCACCAGATGCCTTTGTAAATGGTATTATGGAAGGTAAAGAATGGGTATGGGAGAACGGCGCAATTCACGAAGTTGAAATTGCGAAATATAAGCAAATCATAGAGAAATTATCGGGCAAAAAGCGACTAACCTCGCTGGAAGCAACGATTTTTGAAGATTTTGTAAGTAGGTTGTAAGAATCACTATGATATATGCAACTGTTAAAGTAATTAGTTTTATAAATAATAGTAATTAGAATTTATAAACTAATTTTAATGATTAATCAATTGGATTAGGAGAACCCCTGATGAAGTTAAAAACAGAAACTGGCGAGATGCTTGTTTTGGATGAAGAGCAGAAAGCCTGGAAAGGCGAAAAGGCTGATTCCGATACTTCTATTACAGTGTCAGAGGCTGATGAACTTTTAGAGAAAGGGGACCTGGAAATGGTTGCTGATAAATCTGAAATTACTGAAGCCGATGTCTCAGAAGCCGAAGCACCAAAGGCCACACCTTTAAAGAAGAAAAAGAAAAAGGTTGATGGTTCTGGAGAAGTTGAAGTTGTCGAGGACGAAGATGAAGATGACGACAAAGACGAATCTAAAAAAGCCAAGTCTACGGACGAGGCTGACGGTGATGAAGCAGATGAAGATGAAGATGACGAAGTAGAAGAAAAAGCAACGAAATCTGCCAAGACTAAAAAGGAAGAAGTTGAAATTGAAGTTGATGTGACCGAAGATGTTAACGCATTGTTTGATGGTCAGGATTTGACAGACGATTTCAAAGCACGTACTACACTTGTATTTGAAACTGCGGTGAAAGCCAAGGTTAAGGAAAACCTTAAATCTATCGAAGAGAAGATGGAAGAGAACCTTGCCAAACAGACTGCCGATACACTTGCTGATATTACAGAGAAACTAGATGGTTATCTTGACTATATGGTTACCGAGTATATTGAGGAAAATGTACACGCAATTGAACACAAGCAGAAAAACGAAATCCTAGAGGGTTTTGTTAGTGGTATGCAAAAGTTGTTTGCAGATAATTATATTGAAATCCCTAACGAGAAGTACAATGTAATTGACGAGCAGGCTAAAGAGATTGATTCTCTTAAAGGAACCCTTGATGCAGAGATGAATAAAAACATTGAAGCAAAGAGCCAACTAGCGGACGCTACTGCTGAAAAGATTTTCAGAGAAGTTACAGATGAATTAACCGAAACACAAAAAGCAAAGATGAAAACACTTGCTGACGGAGTTGAATTTGATGATGCTAAGACTTATGCTGAAAAACTTAACACTCTAAAGGAGACGTACTTTCCTTCAGAGGCGGAGAAAGAAGAAGTAATTGCAGAAGAGGGTGCTAGTGATAGTTCCTCTGACGGAGTGATGACTGATGCAATGAAGAAGGTTATGGCTTCACTTTCACAATCAAGGGAACCGAGCATTTTAGGTGCTTAACCATCATTTATATTTAATAATAGGAGAAACAGAAAATGTTTTTATCAGAAGAAATTAAAGATAAGTGGCAGCCAGTTATGGAGCACGAGGATTTGCCAAAAATCCAAGATGCAACTAAACGTGCAATTACACTTCGTCTTTTAGAAAACCAAGAAAAGGCTTTGCAAGAAGCCAACGTTACTGGCGCAAATGTCGATAACTGGGACCCGATTCTTATCAGTCTCGTTAGACGTACTATGCCTCAGTTGATGGCTTATGATACCATTGGCGTTCAGCCGATGTCTGGACCTACCGGTCTTATCTTTGCTATGAAATCACACTATACTGGCGAAGCCAGCACGGGTGCTGAAGCGTTAACCACGGCTGCTGGACAGCCTGATGTTGACTTTTCGGGTGATGACGCAAATACTCAAAATCAATACACTACTGCTGAAGGTGAGGCTTTAGGTGGCTTTGTCTCTGGTGGCGGTGCATTCAAAGAGATGTCTTTCTCAATCGAGAAATCCAGCGTTACTGCTGAAACTCGTGCGTTGAAAGCCAAGTATTCTTTGGAACTTGCTCAAGACCTTAAAGCGATTCACGGCTTGGATGCAGAATCAGAATTGTCAAATATTCTATCTGCTGAAATCCTTGCTGAAATCAATCGTGAAGTTATTGAGTTGATTGACTCTCAAGCAACTCCGGGCGCAACTGCAGGAACAACTCTTGCTGGTACTTTTGCTGTTGATGACGCAAAAGATAACCGTGGCGCACGTTGGGGTGGTGAAAGATACAAATCATTGTTGATTCAAATCAATCGTGAAGCGAATCTTATCGCTAAAGCAACCGGCCGAGGCCGTGGTAATTGGCTCCTAGTAAGTCCAGACGTAGCGTCTGCACTTGATATGGTTGCTGGATTAGCAGTGCCTAATATGGATGTTGGACAAAATCAGCCTGACATATCGCAGAACGTGTTTGCTGGTACTCTCGGTGGAAAATACAAAGTATTTATCGACCAGTTTGCCGCTACTGACAGCGTTATTGTTGGTTATAAAGGTGCGAATATGTATGATGCAGGTCTTTTCTACTGCCCATACGTTCCACTTCAGTTGATGAAATCAATTGGTGAGGAAGACTTCCAGCCGCGTCTTGGATTCAAGACTCGTTATGGGCTTACTCATAACCCATTTGCTACTGGTACAGCCGCACAGAATCCTTACTTCCGTAAGTTTCTTGTAACTGGCCTGTAAGCGAGTGAAATAAAAGTTTTCCTTTACCTTAGGAAACCGATTCAAAGCCTCTACCTTCGGGTAGGGGCTTTTTATTTTTATAGCGAGGTTGTATAAATAGTAGTATGGCTAACGAGACTAGAATTACTCCGACTAAAATCAATCTAGCGAAAAGTACCAACTATCGCTTGAATATACACGTATTGCCCAATACCCAGTTTTGGTTGACTACGTGTAACCTACCGACCTTGAGTACAAACGAGGTTATGATACCTGACCCTGCACTTGGGAACAGATATCTTCCAACGAATACCCAGCAAATTGCCCCGATGACAGTCACATTCCTAGTGGATGAGGACTATTCCAATTATATGGAAATCATAGATTTGATGCACAAGGCGGCTGGTCCAGATATGTCTAAGAGATATAAAGAAGGGGAAACTATGGTTTCAACTGGAAGTCTGCATATCCTCTCAAACAACAAAAATGTCTCGGATGTAGTATTTACCTTCCACAATCTATTTCCTACTATTCTAGGAGAACTCCAGATGACCAACGAGTCCACAGAGCCGTTGCTCACTGATTTGACATTACAATATGATTATATGACGTATGGCAGTGGAAAACCACTCTAATACGTAAAACCGTACTTTTTTCTTAGAAATAAGTACAAAAACGCTTGACTTTTGATGTGAGATAGTATATAATGGTCCTATGAAAATAGAAGAATTAGAGAAATCCGTAGAAACAGACCTATACATAGACGAAACCGTTCTCGCACGGGAATCCCTTTCGACTCCTCTCAAGCATAATAAGTATCTGAAGATGCTATTGAGGGAGAGGCTGAAGTTGAAGAAACTGCGAAACGAACTCTATAAGGTATCCTTGGGCAGAACGAACTATTATAATGGTTCGGACCCAGACCCATTTGAATACGTCCTAAAGGAACGAGAGGTCAAGGAATATGTACGAATTGACCCGGCCGTAGTGGAATGGGATGCGAAGGTAACTCTGCAAGAGGAGATGGTTAAATACCTTGAGGAAATATGTAAGATGTTTGAGAAGCGTGGATTCGCTATCAAAAATGCGATAGACTTTATGAAGTTTACTCAAGGAGAATTTTAGAGAGTGTCTGATATTGTTGTACATCAAAAGGATGATGTATATCTGAATATTGAGTGTGAGGCGGGTATCGCCCACGACTTATCAGATTTCTTCACTTTTCGGGTTCCAGGCTATAAGTTTATGCCAGCATATCGCTCTAGAGCGTGGGATGGTAAGATACGCTTATTTAATGCCTTCGGTGGTGAACTGTATGTAGGTTTATTGCCGTATGTTGTAGAATTCGCTGAACGTAGAAAATTGACGATACAATCTCCACCTCGGGTGGCGTCTACGACTGCTGAGGAAACTGCTGAATTTTTTAGTGGTCTCGACCCTTATGTTGATGGTTTAAGTATCACACCATACGACTACCAGTTATCCGCGGTACATCACGGAATCAATCATAAGAGGGCTTTGATGATATCGCCCACATCTTCTGGTAAGTCATTGATGATATACGCTATAGTGAATTGGTATCTCTATCATATTGGGCAGTTACGAAAGATACTCATTGTGGTGCCGACCACGTCTCTGGTAGAGCAATTATACAAGGACTTCGAGGACTATACTACTGGGTCAAAGTGTGAGTACACCGCTGATATGGCGCATAGGATATACTCTGGTAAAGAGAAGGTGACTGATAAACGAGTAGTAATAACAACGTGGCAGTCCATATACAAATTAAAGAAAGATTGGTTCAAACAATTCGGTGCTATAATAGGAGACGAAGCACATAATTTTAAGGCCAAATCGCTTACTTCCATTCTGACAAAAATGACAGATTGTGAATATAAGTTCGGATTTACTGGTACCCTAGATGGTACCCAAACACACAAGTTAGTTCTTGAGGGTCTATTTGGTCCTATCCATAAGATTACTACAAGTAAAGAATTGATGGATGACGACCTGATTGCCAAGTTACATATCGAAGCGGTGACATTGGGATATACAGATGAAGAGAAAAAACTTGTAAAAACTATGGTATATAAGGATGAGATAGATTTCCTTATCAACCATAAGAAACGGAATAAGTTTATTTGTGATTTGGCATTGTCCAGAGAAACGAATACACTTTTACTTTTCCAATACGTAGAAAAACACGGTAAGAAATTGTTTGAGGCTATAACGACAAAGGACCCTAAACGACCTGTATTTTTTGTATCGGGAGAAATTAAAACAGAAGTTAGGGAGAAGATACGTGCAATTACAGAAAAATCTACAAACGCTATTATCGTGGCTAGTTACGGCACTTTTTCTACTGGTATTAATATCAGGAATCTTCATAATATCATCTTTGGTCATCCTGTTAAGTCTAGGATTAGGAATTTGCAGTCTGTTGGTCGTGTCCTTCGAAAAAGCGATGGTAAAGATAGAGCAACGCTATTTGACATAAGTGACGATTTGAGTTGGAAGAAACATAAGAATTTTTCGCTCCGCCATTTCTTTGAGCGGGTGAAAATCTATAATGGCGAGAAATTTGACTATAAATTAAGGAGTATTAAATTATGAGTGAAAACGGAAAGACAGAGGAGTTTAAGATATACAAGGGAGTGGTCCACCTCAAGCATACTGGTACTGAATTGATTACCGATATCGTAGCGATATCTGAAGAAGGAAATTTCATAACTGTGAAGAATCCTTGTTATCTCCAGTCTATGGCTACCGAGGACGGGAAGAGCCAAATGGCCCTGGTACCGTTCCTGATGACATCCAGTGGAGATGAGGTGCATTTGCCGTTAGGAGATATCCTTTTTATGTCCGAATGCAGGAAGGATGTAGCGGAACAGCACACCCAAATGTTCTCATCCGTTATACTGCCGAAACATACCAGTAAAATAATTATGTAAATATTCTATTTTTCGCTTGACAGCGTATAAGTAGATATGCTATAATGTTAATTACAGTTGTACATATGGTCACCGTGGACCAAGTCACGGAATCCACCTGAAACGAGAAACTCAGGTAATTAGCCATTTGGTGAAGTGAGCAGGCTATAATACTCGACATACTGAGTTGAGGTCTGTGTATTGATGTCCCGTACAAGGACTAAATATGCGAAAGAAACCGGGTCGGGGTACACCATATAGTGGTATCGCCCATTTGAGACTTGTGAATCGACACAAGCGAGGCTAACAGGATAACCGTAACCTGTCTCTATAGTATAGTTGTATCTACTTGCCAGCGACTCAAAGAAATCAGGTAAATCTAGATGTCTAAATACCTATAACGAATATATGATGGAATCTGCGAAAGGACGAAGTCCTTGAGCAATTCTGTGACGAGCGAAGCGAGGAGCAGAATGAATCGAGATTGTTTGAACGCTACTGAATGCCTGTTACGTTTCGGAGAATTGCGTCTAATCACCATTGATGCTTTTAAACTACACTATACCTGTATAGGTGACTCTCACCCTAAAGGGTTCGAGGGCTCACTACGTTCGCCTATTCCTTTAAAATAAATACAAAAAAGACTTGACATTGATGGTCTTTCCTTGTATAATGATATGTATTATTAACTCGAATATGGAACTAGATTATGGCTAAAGCAAGAAAAGGTGTGGCAACACCATACAAACCTGCACAACCTGTTGATAAAGACAACACGAACCACTATATTAACAACAAAGAATTCCTGAAGGCTCTGATTGAATATCAGGCAGATATTATACGATGTCAAGAAGAATCGAAACCTAAGCCATATGTCACTGAATATATTGCTATGTGTTTTCTTCAGATAGCACAGAGGCTATCCTATAGACCTAATTTCATCAACTATACATATAAAGATGATATGATTTCAGACGGTCTAGAAAATTGCCTTGCGTATATGCACAATTTCAATCCCGAAAAGAGTACAAACCCTTTCGCCTATTTTACACAGATAATCTATTACGCATTCCTAAGGCGAATCCAGAAAGAAAAGAAACAACAGTACGTCAAGTATAAGTATTTCGACCAAAGAGCGGGTTTCGAGCAAATGGATGAATTACAGGCACACGATAAAGAGTCCTTTGATTTCATTAACGAACGTGGCTCTGTCGATTTTCATATCCACATAAAGGAGTTCATTGACGATATGGAACGAAAAGAAAAGGAAAAGAAGCATAAACGAGAACTGAAGAAGGCCGAGAAGGATGGCTTAGTGAAAGAAAAGGTCGACCCTAAGAATAACCTTGAGTTCTTTATGTTATGAAAGTAGCCATTATAACAGACACGCACTTTGGTGCAAGGTCAGACAGTCAAGCATTCGCTGATTATTTCTACAGATTCTGGACGAATACATTCTTCCCGTATCTGAAGGAACACAATATTAACACGATTATCCACTCTGGCGATTTGATGGATAGACGGAAGTATGTTAATTACGATACACTCGACCGAATGAGGAAAGAGTTTATCGGTGTGATGGTTAATGAAGAAATTACAATGCACACGATTGTCGGTAATCACGATACCTATTTTAAGAACCACGCCAGACTTAACTCTATTGAACAACTATTCGATATTGATGGTATTCCTAATAACAAGACCTTTCATACACCAGTAATTGGATATAGTGAACCAACAAATCTGAAACTACCTGATGGATATCAATTAGATTTGATTCCTTGGATTGCCGATGAGAATGAGGAACAAGTCCTTGATTTCATAAAGCATTCTAAAAATCAGGTCTGTTTTGGACACTTTGATTTAACTGGATTTGAAATGATGAAAGGTGTTAAATCAGCATATCATTCTAGGTCACCTGACTTCCTTGATAAGTATGATACAGTATACTCTGGGCATTTTCACACCAAATCAGATAACGGCCACGTTTATTATCTCGGTAACACATATGAGATAACGTGGAATGATTATAATGACCAAAGAGGGTTTCACGTTTTTGACACAGAAACGCTTGAGTGTGCCTTTGTGCCTAATCCGTATAAGATGCACAATAAAATCATCTATGAGGATAAGCCTATAGATGCTAGTGAATATGAGAACCAGATTGTCAAGGTTATCGTAGACAAG